ATTTAATGGCTGGTTTGATTCGGGTTCAGCTTGAGTCTCAAGGATCTGCTGTTCCAAAATCTTCATCGCTCCATTAGTTTCGTGCAATGCAATCCATAACTGCTCTCTTTGTTGAGCAAGTTGCTGTAATCTTTCTTGTAAATTCATAATTTAGTAGAGTTTCTTACCAGCAGTAATAGCAGCGTCAATAGCTGTAAAATCTTCTGATGTCCAGATAGATGTTGAACCATCAAGTTTTTTGTAAGCTTTGATAATCTCAAGATGCTCTACATTACGTTTGATTTTGTCTTTGAACTCGTCATCAGTTTCATCTGACGCTTGAGCAGTACCGATAACAGTTACGCTATCGCCAGCAGCAGAAAAGATTGCTGCGATTTCATCTGCGGTTTTTTCTTCCATAATTTGAAATTAGATTACTTTTAGTTTACCCTGCTTCGAGGGCTGTGACTTTTGTTGATAATTCTTTTACAGCATTGACCAGAATAGGAACTAATTTTTCGTATTGCATACCATAATTACCACCATCATCTATGTGAGTAACAAGCATATTATCTGAAGTATCCCCAAATCCATGTTCTTTTTCAACTTCAAGTTCATCTTGTGCTATTAATCCTATATTTAGTCTTGGTGCTTTTTTGCTTCCGTCTGGAGTACCATTATCATAATTACTTCTATTATCCCAACGATAAGTAACTGGATTTAATTTATTTATCCATGATAATCCGTAAGTAAAATCAGTAATATCTGTTTTATCTCTTCTATCTGAACCTGTTGTAAAACTAACTTTTATAAAAGCATCTGTAACATTATTATCACCAATACACACATTATTGCTACCAGTTTGTACGTTACCTACACCTGCACTTCCCGCATTATGACCAAGAAAAGTATTGTTACTACCTGTAGTACACCCAACACCAGCATCTTTACCTATACTAGTATTAGATCCTCCAGTTGTATTTGCACCTAACGCATCTTTACCAACAGCAGTATTATTACTACCAGTTGTATTTGTAAAAAAAGTATCTTTACCGACCGAGGTATTATTAGTGCCTGTAGTAGTCTTATTTCCTGCTTTTGCTCCTATTGCTGTATTTGAATCGCCACTTGTGTTAGATTCCGCTGCATTCATACCAACGGCTGTATTATTGTTGGCTGTGTTGTTTGTTAGAGCAGCTCGCCCAACTGCGGTACATCTTTCACCTGTGGTTATAGCACTTAAAGCATTGTACCCAATGGCTGTGTTATATATACCTGTTGTGTTTGCGTCTAAGCTATATGCTCCTACAGCTGCGTTTTCACTACCAGTTGTGTTTCCTATCATTGCGTTTGTACCAACAGCAGTGTTGCCATCTGCTGTGGTATTAGATGCAAGGACATTAACTCCAATGCCAACATTGTAACTACCTGTCGTGTTTGCAGATATAGCATTAACACCAAAACCATTATTCTGCGTTCCAGTTGTGTTTGCTAATAGAGCATGATGACCAACACCAGTGTTATTACTAGCAGTTGTGTTACCTCCTAATGCGGATTTACCACAGGCAGTATTATTAGCTCCAGTTGCATTATCTCCTAAAGATGCTCTTCCTACTGCAACGTTTTCACTAGCTGTAGTGCTTTTTCCTAAAGCATCTCTACCAACAGCAGTATTACTAGCACCATCTATGTTGGCATCTAAGGCTAAAGCACCTACAGCTGTGTTTGAATGCCCTGTCGTATTTACGTTCATTGCATTCATTCCAACAGCAGTATTATTATTAGCTGTAGTATTTGCATTTAAAGCTCCTTTACCACAGGCAGTATTTTGTTCTCCTGTTGTATTCGCTGATAATGAAACATCACCTATAGCAGTATTACTATTAGCAGTTGTATTTGCGTCTAAACAACTAGCACCCACAGCTACGTTAGAAGTTCCAGTTGTGTTTGATAATAGTGCATTTCTTCCAACAGCCGTGTTGTTTGATGCCGTTGTATTTGCACCTAAGGCATTTCTACCAATACTGGTATTTTGATCTCCTGTGGTATTGGCATCTAACGCACCACTTCCCACAGCTACATTCGAGCCTCCAGTTGTGTTTGCTAATAATGCTTGCGTACCAAATGCTGTGTTATTACTTGCGGTTAAGTTATTAGATAAAGTTGAATTGCCAAACGCACAGTTATTAGAACCTGTTGTGTTTTTACCTAAAGTATCTCTACCAAAACCATTATTATTATTTCCTGTAGTGTTTGCATCAAGAGCAATAGAACCACAGGCAGTATTATCTGCTCCAGTTGTGTTTACTTTTAAGGCATCAGTACCAACAGCCGTATTATTATTTGCGGTTGTGTTACTTCTTAACGCTGCTTGACCTAAAGCCGTATTGTTATTACCTGTAGTATTATCTCTTAAACTAATCTGACCTAAAGAAACATTCTCTGTTCCAGTAGTATTACTAGACATAGATTCATAACCTACTGCTGTGTTGTAATTTGCAGTAGTATTAGCATCTAGGGCTAAACCACCTATAGCTACGTTTTGAGTTCCAGTTGTGTTATTCAACAAAGCTAAATAACCCACTGCTGTATTGTTGTCTGCTGTTGTATTTTTGTTTAAAGCACCACCACCTAAAGCAGTGTTATTTGAACCTGTCGTGTTCTCAGTCATGGCTGCTCTTCCCATGACATTATTATTACTACCTGAAGTATTTGCGTCTAAAGCAGCTTGTCCAATGGCATTATTTTGAAAACCTGTTGTGTTCGCTGCTAATGCACTAGAACCTACGGCTGTATTTGACGTACCAGAAGTTAATGCCGTTAAAGCATCTTTACCAATAGCAGTATTATTTCCACCAGTAACAGAAGCATCTAAAGCACTTTCTCCAAGAACAGTATTACCCGCAACAGAGTTTGCACCTTTACCAATATTTACTGAATTTATCGTTCCATCAACAGCAAACGCTGGGCCACCAGCAAGACTAAATAAATTTATATGTGCGTTATTTGCAGTATTTCTAAGCTGCATAATACTTGATGTTGTATTAGCAAAAAATTGACTGGCGTAGTTTGTAGATGGTGCGGAAGATCCAGAATTATTTGAAGATATTGCTAGTAATGCGTTATTGATATCAGCCCTGACGTTTGCTCCAGTGGAGTTATCTATAACATAATCATGTTGAGCCATTGTCTAACCTAATTTTTTTATCTAAGTATATCCTACTTTAAAATTAACTACCACGCCCAAATCCTGTGGCAGCATATTTGAAATTTCTATTAACATGACTTGATCCATTCTTTACATCTATATCAAAGCCTGTCGAACTGATATTTGAGAGGGTGAAGAAATCACCTGACTGTGCATTTTCTATTGTTATACCGATTGATGGTAAAACAGAATTTGCCGCAATGCTAGTGCCAGATTGACCTGTAAAGAAACTATTTGTAAAGGTAACAGATTTTGTAGATGTGCCTGATGCTATAAATCCACCAGTTGAAGCACCTGCATTACCAAGACTTGTTTCAGTTCTACTTTCTAATTCGGCTGTGTACCCTAGTTGGTCTATTTCAATAGATTGTGCTGGATCGTTTGATTCTAGATCTGCTCTAAACTTAAATCCTCTTGCAACATATGTTCCGTTTACAAATGGGTTAAAATCAGAAAACTCTGCACTAAATGTACAATCACCACTTGTTGTTAAAGAAGTTGCAGAAGTAAGAATAAAGGTATTTGTAGTGACACTTTGTATCTCATAATCACCATCAACACCTGTTCCAGAAGTAAAGTCAACATTTACAAAACTACCGGCAGAATATCCGTGCGAAGACTTAGTGATAGTAATAGTTGTCCCAGATATTGCATATGTTCCCGCAGTAGAAGTATCTGGGTCACTATCAGTAGTAGCAACTAATAATTTTGCGTTGACATTAACAGCAGTAGCTCCATCAAAATCTGTCCAAGTATCAACATTTGCAGTTCTTTTATCAATCAAATCATTAGGATAAAAACCTTGCGTTACAAAATGCCTACGCAATCTCAAAGGTTGTTTACCGCCTAAATCTAGAGTATTTGCAAAACTATATTGACCACCAGTTTCAAAATCTACATCACCCAAGAAATCAAAGTCAGCAATAGCATCGAAATCTGTCTCATCATCAAGTGTTACTTGTGATCCTAAAACAAGACCATTTACTTCATCACTAAAAAAGCAATCATCTTTAACACCTTGAAATGGTGGACTGTCTAAATCTTCTCTATCTTCTAAAACTGTAAGCTTTGGTAGTGTATTTGGAACTGTTTGAAGCATTACAACAGAAGCTTCGCCAGAACTCAAACGCCCACCATCGTCTCTAAATTTTACTATGTAAGTACCATTTACAATATTCGGAACAATCGACTCGCTGACATTGCCTGGCAATTCTGGGATTACGTCAACTGAATTTGTAAAAGTCGCACCTGATGTAAGGTTAGAACTTCTAACTACCACGTTGCCTCCATGTATTACATCTGTATCCACAGATTTATCAAAACGTAACCTGACAAACTGATCTGATAAAGGTTCTATTCTTAAATTCTGTACATCTGCTGGTAAAGCGGTTTTTCCTAAAGCATCAAAATTAAAAATAGTAGGTTCAGCAGAAGGTTCGCCAAGTGAGTTTATTGAAAATATCCTAAATTCATATGTACCTTTTAAAGAGTCAAGAAGTTCAAATTCTGCGTTTTTTGTTCTTACTGTTTCAAAATTTCCATCATCAACTCTAAACTGTATTTCGTATGAAATAGCTTGTCTAACATGATCGAAATTTACATTTAACCTAGTTCTAGCTTTATCATTTTCTACAAAAAATTCTTCATTTACAGTAACATTTGATGGCGGGTCAATAATTGGACTTAAAACTGTTATGGTGCGTTCTGGTAAAGCAGTGCCATCTTCTATAAACGCAAATTTAGCAGAATTGTATGAAGTCGCAGTTATAGAATATAGATCTTTATCTTCAAGAACGCTAACAACTCTCCATGTTGTTGTTTGTAAAGTAGTATTTTCTAAAATCCAAACACTGTTTGCATTAGGAGCAGAAGAAAAAGCAGATGAAACAGTAATAACTGCCCCAGATATTCCACTAACATTTTTGGTCTCAACCGTTCCATCAGGTAAGACGACACTTAATGTTGGACTATTTGTGGCGTCTAAATCTGTATCTGAAGTATCATCAACAGTAACAGTAGTTGTTGTTGCAGAGCTAATTCGTCCACCTCTTCTTACACCTGCCCTTACGGGGTCACTTACTTCTATAATCTGCCCTGGTCTGACAACCACACCTTCTGCGAGTCCTGTTGCAAAAGAAATAGTTTCAGTAGAATTTTGTTCTTCAAATAAAATAAATCTTCCTAATCTACGAGCTTGATTCCTAGAACTACAACCAAAACCTGTGACCTTTTTTTGAATAACACCATATTTAGTTTTTGCACTTGTATCTTCTACAGTTTCATAATTTAATTCTTGATTTTCTAAATCAAAATAAGAGACAGACACAACATTTGATCTAGTTTTTAAACTTGTGCCTGAATATGTAAAGCCACCATCAGTAACATTAGATAAATTAAATAAATAGGATGGATCAGTTGGTCTATCTTGAGTAAGAGTCAGAGATCCAGCACCCCAGAATGACATACCTCTCATAACTGAACTCAATGCCATAATGGTTTCGTACGCATCCTCTCTTTTTTGTAAAACAGTGTTGCAAGAGAATCTTGGTTCTTGACCACCATCACCATCGTCTACTAATTCAGAACAATAGACAGAAGCACTATAAAAAGCAAATTTATCTAACTGAGATTCAGTTATATGATCGCCTAATCCATATCTAGTATTTGTTAAAAGATCAAATAAGACCCAAGCTGGATCGCTTGTCCAATGTGTAGTTGTAGTAAGCGTTCCATTAAAAGTTCCGCTATATATTAATCTTCCATTTGTTTGATCCACCGTTGCATTATGTGGAATTTTGATTTTAACACCACGAATCCTGTACATTCGAGGTGGAATTGTTGGAAATTGTTGTGCATCAAAGCGTAGATATAGGTGTGCAATATCTGGATATGGCCTTTGCTCATCTATTATTTTTGTAAAAGAAGTCCACGAAAATGTATTTGTTCTTGTGGTTGTACTATTATCTGGTGTTGTCCTTCCAACTGTCACCTGTATTGGGAAAGAAGCGTTCTCTCTTAAATTAATCCTATAATCTCTACTATATGGATTTCTTGACTTACCTCTAACCCGTAATTCAGGATTTGTATCTTCAGTAAAATTTGTAGTCGTTCCATCATTTTCAACAATAGTTATAGTTATGCCGGCAGTATTTCCTAAATTTTTACCATCAGCTTCATTGATATTTATGAGAGCATCAAAACGTACAGTTATTCTTAAAGCGTCTATATCTGATTGAGTTATTGTTCGTGTTACTGATGCAGCATTTGTAACTGCTACTCCTACTCCTTCTTCAGTTTCAATATCACTAATAGCTTTTATAAATGTTTGATCGCTTGTCCCAAAACGGGGTTCAAATTTTATTCTTTGAAAATTAAAATCAGAATCTAAAATATTATTTGGATCTGCACTCGCTCTTATAACAGGTGTTTTTCCTAAAAAAACATCCTTCAAAGCAGCTTTATTATACGCATCAGTGCCTTTTGTTAACCCTGCCGCTGATGGAAAGCCCTCTATTTCACCTTCTGATATTACCTCTATGATATTTACTGCCTGTTTACTCTCTACAGCATCCGTATTTCTTAATGCCCCTAATATACCACTTAAGCCCCCACCGAGAGCATCAGGATCCATAGCATCAAAATCTACAATTACAGTACCCATAATTACCTCCTATAAAATATCTTCGGTATCTATACCAGCAGATACCACCAAAGATCCAGTAAATATTTCACCATAAACAACAGGTATAGCTACACCAGCCCTTCCAGTATTTTGTACTCCATTAAATGAAAAATTACGCTGTTGTGGATCATCAGAAACCCCAGGTGGTCTAGGTGTTGGACTTATCATCTCAGATACACCTGATAATGCCAAATAGAGACCAATATTACCTGCCGTAGCTAATAAAGTTGCTCCGAAACCTGCACCAGCAGCAGTTCCAAAACCTAAAGATCCTCCCATTCCTAAACCTACTGCAGTGCCCCCAGTTGCTATTACAAGGCCAACAATAACTGCCCCAACTACGAATTTTTTAAGTCCTCTTGATCCAACAGATACAGGGACTATTTTTATTTCTTGATTTCCAACAGGTATTTCAGCTTCATTTTCATCTATTTTATAATCTCCAACTTTTACACAATAGTTTTGTTGCAAAATATGAGCTTCTAATTTTGGATAATTTGCAAGTAAAAATTTAAACGCATCTATCGGAGATTTTATTTCAGCTTCAAAAGAACTTTGTCCTAAAAAACGTGCTAATCTTCCATAAACTTTTATTTTATTAAGCATAACGATAAACCTTCTTCGTCCATTTTATATAGTTTTGGTCATAAATTTCTCTGCAACTAAGTCTTTTCACACAATGATGAAGTATTGTTTGATCTCCTATATATAGTGCAACATGATCTAGTTTTCCTGTATTATTTGTATCCATTAAAAGAACATCTCCTTTTTCTAAATCTACATCATTTTCTAATTCAATAAAACCTGTTAAAGGCAAACCATATTCAAATAATGGTTTTTCGCTAAATTCTTTTGGGCTTTTAGGTCTGTCCCAATGTTTTAATTTTATGTTTCTTTTTTCTTCATACCAATTTTCTATCAAACTCCAACAATCTTGAACACCCCATACCCATTCACGGCCGATTAAGCCTTTTTTATATCCCGATGGCTCGTAGTATGACCAGTTTTCTGTTTCTGGTGTAACTATATAAAAAGGTAAATCTAAATACTCACAACTTGCTAAATCAGCATCACTAGCAGTAGAGGGATGATTTGGATGAGAATGAAAAACAGCGATTATTGCTGCTTCATCTTCTGTTTTTATCCAGTCATCAGGATCTATGATAAATTGATCTTCTAAATCTTCAGCAAGATTTTTACAAGGATAATATTTTTCTTTTCCTTTATAAATACAAACTAAACCACACGCCTCATGTGGTGCATCTTTCTTTGCGTGTTCTAGTGCAATATTCTTCCAGCTCATGCGATAAATGTACCAATACCAGGAAAAATTGCTCTAGTTGCTATTCTTTTTGGTAGTTTAACATTTACTAGATCTAAAGCAGATTGAGCTTCCCATGTTACTATTAATCTGTTTTCGGTAACTTTTCTATCTAAAAAATAAATTTCTTGTGGAAACTCTGCTGTTGGATCAGGAGTGCCAAATGGATTTGTACCACCACTAAAATTAACAGCATCTAAAAAACGTGCCAAAGTTCTTATCCTTACAAATTTTGCCCCATTAAGATCATTACCAGCTGTTGTTGTATTTACATCTTGCATAATTGTAGTTATTGTTCCAAGAATATTACTTATTGTTATTGTTGGTCTTGGCAAAGTTCCTGTTGATCCAAACTCAAAACCACTACATTCGATAGGAAATCTTAGATAAGAATTACCGGCCCATACGACTTCTCCATTTGCGTTCATGTTTGCACCATTATGAAAACGATATACAGTGCTTGCACCATGTAATGTCGAATCAAGTGTTATCGTAAACAATTCAATAACTGAACCAGGATTTATTGATTGTAATTCAGAAATTGGTATTGCCATTAGGGTTCGTAAACCTCCTCAAAGGTTGCGTTGATAGTGGCTCTATTATTGTATGGTATAGATTTTGTCCAAGATTTACAAATGAATTTGCTTGAGGATGCTTCAGCAGGTGGAGTAAAATCAAAACTTTCTGTTCCACCACGGGCATCAAGAAATGTTTCTATAGTATCAGCATCAGTTTCACTTACATTAAAAGTTAAGTTAAAAACTTTTGGATCTTGATTTAGTCCAAACTGAATACGCTGCTGATAACCATCACCAAACTGTGCAATTCGTGTATTCGGTTTATTTGTTTTTCTTGTCCCATAAGTGGGATCTATTGAGGGAAAAGTTGCCATTTATCTAGTATTTGAAAGTAAACCACCAGGGCGTTGTTGTTTTACAATTTCACCCTGAACCGCAACTGCGATTAATGTTCCTAACTGTCTGCCTTCATCTTCATCTCCCTCTACTTCAGAACCAGAAGCATCGACATTTACAACTATATTTGTCGAACCACCCATGCCACCTAACTGACTATTTGGCACTATAGTACCTGCTCTATCTGGAACAAATAATTCTGGACCCTTTTCTCCTACTACTGAGAGTTTACCTACTGGCGGCCTACCGCCATTTGCAAACAACCCACCAAATATTGAACCAAGTAAACCTCCATCTTTCTCAAACGTTCCACCTATATTACCGAATAAAGCCATATTTAAAAAAGCATCCGCTAATTTATTTAATACATTACTTAACGCTTGATTTAGTGTTTGCGTACCCTGAATTAATCCCTTAATTGCATTACCCATGTCTTGTGCAAAAATTTGTGCAACTTGTCTAGCAGGGTCAATTAGTGCTTTTGCATTTGCAACGACTTGTTTTTGTAAGGCTATCTGGTTTTCTAATTTTGTTATCTGAGAAACAAGCTGGTCAGTGCTTTTTTGCTGATTTTCAAGCTTTAAAATGTCTAATTCAGAATTTAAATTATCTAGCTCAAATTGCTCCTTCATTAGGTTTAACCTTCCACTGCTTGTTGTTAATCTAAGTTTTTCTATTTCTAGAGCCTGTTGCAGTGGTTTTATTTCTCTATTAAATGTAAATTGATCTGCAACAGCACTTACACCCTGTAAAGTTGAAGGTAAGTTATTTTGTATTCCTGACCCTCTTTGTCTTCCTACCTTTAGCTTCTTTTGAGGGAGAGTCATTGCATTTGGCATTAACGCCCCACCTGGATTTAGGAAGTCAAATCC